CGTTTTTATTATTATTTAATAATTCTATTACTAATCCCGCGGTTTTATACATCGTTAATTCACTTTCATAATCTTTATTTAAATCATGAGCGTTTCTAATTTGTTCTGCAGATGGAAATGTAAATTTTATTGTTTTGTTATGTTTCCATAATTGATAAAGGGCGATAAATCCACGCAATATATCAGTATATCTAAATGTAACGCTTACAGGCAAATACATTGCATAAAATGTAGAAGAATCAATCCAAAATGTATTTTGAGTATTAAATGGACAAACAGAATACTTATCCAATATTACATTATAATTTTGATTTTTATTAAAACAGAAAGATTCATTATTAATATTTATTCTGTAATAAGCATCTACGTCGGGGTCATTATTTACTAGCCCTTGAATAATTGCAACATTCATATCCGTTTTATTGTCTGTTAATTCTGGAACAATTTTTCCGCTAATATGTCCAGGCGGAATTCCACGAGGCCAAATGTTTGAATCTGTGTAAATTTTATACAAGTTTACAAAACCTCTGGTTGAACTTAGCTTGTCTTCTTTAAATATTCCTGAAATAAAATCATTATTTGTTTCTCTTGCAAGATCATTAACGTCCGTCGTATGTTTTAAGTATAAAATATTACTCAATCTATTAAAACTAAAATGCGAAACATCAAAAGGCAAACAATTTTTTAAATTACATATCGTTGTTTCATTATAACCTTTAATATTTATTTCTATGTTTTCAGTTGAAGCCATATTTACGCCGTTTAATTGTTTAAAATTTGCATTAAAATTATTTAAATTTTCTATATATTTATTATCATCATCCGTGTCATAAACAACTTTGTATTTATTTTTTATAGCATACAAGTATCCAAACATTTTGCGAGCATATGAATTTAATGGAATTTTATCATAAATGCTTGGAAATTGATCTTTTTGTTGTTCTAATCCCAAATATACACAGTTTATTTTTTTATACAATTCGTCATTAGTTTTTTTATCCCCAACTATGATTAAATCCCATCCAATTAAATTTGCATAATATAGTATTTGATGCGTTGGATTATTTATTGTTGTTATTATTATACATTTATCATTAATAAATAAATTTTTTAGCTTTTCAAATTTATACTTGTCTGGTTGTTCTATAAATGATTTATAATAATTAACAGGATACAATGGATCAGTTAAATATTTTAAATACATAATCACTTTGTGGCCACTTGGACAACCTGGAAGCACGGTTAATTTATGAGTTTGAGTCTCTTTGTCATCATTTACATTTATGTAATTATGAGAAATAAGCACTTTTTTGCAATTATCCATGTGCCGATAAAAACTTTGATTATGGTAATGTATTATTGCAATATTTGTTTCATTAAATATATTTTCATCTTCATATGGTGGAATAAGACATCCAATATGACATCCCAAATCGCATGACCAAAATGTTTTTGAGTAAAAAAAAGTTTTAAACGTTGTTTTAAATGGTTGTGTAAAATATACATAGTCTAATGGATTGTCTCTTGAATCAAGGGGTAATGAATTCATTGTATATGAGCATTTATATTTATAACCATTTATTACTAAATTGTTAAATGAACGTCTGATAACTTCTTTGTCAATAGAAATTTCGTTTGTCTTTTCATCATATACGCCAAAAAATTCATCAGTATCCATTTTAATCATAAAATCACATTCGTCTTTAATAGAATGCATTATTTCATTAAATTTATTATGAATATTATTTAGATCAGGATTATTAAAATAAAATTTTATTGGAAATATTTTTGAAATAGATTCATAATAATTTAAAACTTCATCATCATCACTATCATCAATAACATAAATATTTTCATAACCAAAAATCTCCCCGTGATATTGAAGCCACTGTTTAATTAAAAATTTTTCATTTTTTGTCATTAAAACAATTTTAACTGTTTTATCCATTTATTTATTCATTTAAAAGCTTTATATTGTATTTTAAATAAAATATAAAGAGAAAGGAGTTAATTTTTTGTTATTTCAATCTATTTATAATTCCATTTGGGTTTCCAATTATTTTTCCATCTTTGTGCGTCTTCTTTGAGAAATAACCGTTCCAGAATTTTCGTGTAGCGTAAAAATCTTTTTTGTGAGCACCAGACCATTTGCTTTTACCGCAAAATTTTTTATTATTGTTAGCACCCATAGTAAACCAATCCTTGTTGGATTTTCTTAAAGTGCATTCACATATTGCCTTTTTAGAATTCTTAGGGTCAACAACACATATGTGATTCAAGCAATCAGACCATTCTGTTTTTTTTGGACACTCAGTAATTCGTTTGCCGTCATGCATTTCATTAATTGAGAATGTTGAATAAATGCGGCGAGTACCATTCTTTGTTTTATGTGCCTTAAGTGTGTTACAAGGTCTTGTGGCAAAATTATAACCATTTTCTATTGTGCATTTGCAGCTTGTTTTTCCGGGTTTATTCTTTATAGGTTTGCAAGGAGCTGATGTACACAAAGCATACCGACTTTTGCACATTGTGAGTTTTTTTGATTGTTTTTTGTTTTGTCTATTTTTTCTTGTCTTGGGCATGTTATTATATTATTGTATTATTTTATTTTTCATAACACAATAATTTTTATTTTTGTTTGCTCCACTTTCTTAAAGTGGATTAAATATTGAATGCATAGTAATCGCTCTTGACACTTCTTGTTTGGAAAGAAAGAGCGGGGTTTTGTGGAGGAGGTGCTTTAACAACAACGGGAATATATCTTAGTTTCTCGGGTTTTAAACAGAACGCATAACCCGAGTTATCAAAGAATGCATTATTTTCTTGTAAACTTACGTCATTCTTTTGATACATCATTGCAATCATTTGACACCCAGTTTCTCTGCAAACTATTGCACTTGGATTTGGTGGATCTGTTCCAACATCAGGCATGGATATACTCATATTTTGTTTATTATATTCCTGTAATTCTGATAAATCTGGAGTATTTTTAACATCATAATAGTGTAATGCACGCATAAAAATTGAGTTGCTTGTCATGTTCACATACTCGTAAAAATCTTTACAATCCATAAATGAGTTGTTAGATTTATCAACAATTAAAATAATAGTCTTCTTTTTTGTTAAATCCAAGAGAGGCGTATTTCCAAAGTTTGTTCCATTCTGCTCAAAACTATAAGCTGGACCCAAAAAAAATCTCTCATAATTTTTTAGTAAGTTTGCAAAATTTTGGAACATCTTCTGATTTGAACTCTTAAATCGTATATGTAAAATAATTGGATCTTGTGAATTTGGTGCAGTACTTGTAGCAAAAGCATAGTTTGTAATAATATTTAATACGTCTGAGAAAGGAACATAGTTGTAGGTTTCCTTAATATAATTGCTATCAACGGTGGAAGTTGCAACAACCGGTTGGTCGCCAATTGAAAAAACTTCAAAATCTAATCCACGAACTCCTTGCTTTAATACATCTTTTAGGGCACATGTTGAAACATAATCATTTTTGTATGTTCCTGGACTGCAGCAATTATAAGCCGTTTTAATATAGTAATCCTTAAAGGTATATTTGCAATTAGGGTCGCTTGAATTTAAAGACTTAATAGAACCATTTAAAGTAGAAAATACTCTATCCATTGCGGAACATTCGCGATTTACTAGATTTCTCATGTACAAGTAATACCACAAGATTGTTATTATAAATATTATTATCATGCTAAATAACATGTAAGTCACAAAATTTTCCTTAAGATTTTTAATCATATTCGTCATATTTGTTGTTTTGCTAGTTGCATCCATGTCTATTATATTATACCAATTTTAAAATATAATTAAACAATCAAATTAGTTAAAAATATAATTTATCTGTATAATATATCTAAATCATGGCAGGAGGATTAATGCAATTAGTTAGTGAAGGCCAACAAAATATCATATTAAATGGAAACCCATCAAAAACTTTTTTCAAGGCAACATACGCTCGTTACACGAATTTTGGTATGCAGAAATTTCGTGTTGATTTTGATGGTTCAAGAACATTGCGTTTGTCAGAAGAGTCCAACTTTACTTTTAAAATACCGAGATATGCTGATTTATTAATGGATTGTTATTTAAGTGTTGAATTGCCCAACATTTGGAGTCCAATTATGCCACCTAATACAGATGAAATGTCTCAAATGAATAACAGTGGGGTTTGGGTTCCATATGGATTCCGGTGGATTGATAATTTGGGGGCTTTAATGATATATCGCATTACTATTACATGTGGTAATCAAACCTTGCAAGAATATACTGGCGATTATATTAAACTCTTGGTAGAGAGAGAACTTGGAGGAACTAAAAAGGTTTTGTTTGATGACATGACTGGAAACACCCCGGCATTGAATGACCCTGCTAACTCTGGAGCTCGCGTAAACTCTTACCCAAATGCATATTATGCGGGCGAAACTGCTAGTGCAGAACATTCTATTCGTGGTAGAATTTTATATATACCCATTGGCAGTTGGTTCAGTTATAAAACTCAAATGGCATTCCCACTTGTTTCGCTTCAGTACAATGAACTACATATTAATGTTACAATGAGGCCAATTCAAGAATTATTCCGAATTCGTGACGTGTTTGACAGCGAAAATAATTATCCATACGTTGCTCCCAATTTTAATCAATGGTATATGCAATTTTACAGATTTTTGCAGACACCGCCATCTGTCGCATTAGCAATAGAAGACTATACAGATACTCGTACACTTTGGAACGCGGACATCCATTTAAATTGTACTTATTGTTTTCTCTCTAATGAAGAGTCCAGATTATTTGCTCTTCAAGAACAAAAATATTTATTCAAACAAGTAAGACAGCAAAAATTTTACAATGTCACTGGCACAAATAAAGTGCAATTAGATTCATTGGGAATGGTTTCTAATTATATGTTTTATTTCCAAAGAAGCGATGTAAATTTACGCAATGAATGGTCCAATTATTCTAATTGGCCTTATAACTATTTGCCTTACGATATTACACCAGCTCCAACGAGCGGATTCTTTCCTATTACTCGCGTAAATCCTGACGGAACAACAACGACTACAAATATTGGTCCAGGTGTAAATGCAAATGGTGACTTGACTGGTTGGTATGTTACTGGTGATTTCAATTTGGAGAATCAGAGCACTATATTAACCGCAATGGGAATTCTATTGGATGGTTCTTATAGAGAAAATGATCAACCAAATGGTGTCTTTAACTATATTGAAAAGTGGTTAAGAACAGGAAGCAATTTGGCGGATGGTGTTTATTTTTATAGTTTTGGTATGACAAATTCACCGATAGACACGCAACCTTCTGGTGCAATAAATATGAGTCGTTTTACAACTATTGAATTGGAATTTACAACTATTATTCCAACGGTGGATCCTTATGCACAATCTTTGGCAATTTGCGACCCCGCAAGTAAGAATATTATTGGTATTAACAAACCAACTTGGAGAATTTACAATTATAATTTTGACTTAACTGTGTTTGAAGAGAGAATAAACATGATAACCTTTGTTGGTGGTAATTGTGGTCTCATGTATGCTACATAAAATATATATTTTATCTTATATTATGCTATTATTTAGTGTATAATATAAAATTTATTGTCTTTTGTGTTTTCTTGTTTTTTTTGTTTTTTTGGTTCTTCTTGTTTTTCTGGTTTTTTTTGTTTTTTTTCTTAATGATTTTCCTCCTCGTGTTCCTTTTCCTTCTGCAGCTCTGGCTGCATCTTCTGCAGCTCTGGCTGCCTCTTCTGCAGCAGCTCTGGCGTCCTCCCATCGTCTCGCTTCTTCTTGATAATTTGTAATAAGTCTGCTAAGCATACCTCCGCTGGTAGCGCTGCCAACACCAGGAATAGTTAAAGCAACAAAATTAACAACTGTAAAACTATGCTGTGTCCTCAAAGTTTCATTTAAAGCTTCTACAAAAGCTAAGTTTTCAGGACTATTAGCAACAGCTTCATTTCCACCTCTTATAAGTTGACTAACAGAAAAGAAAAGTGGGTGACCAGGAAAATTATTTATATCATAATTTAAATGCCAAACAAGAGGAACTACATATTGTGGGTCCCTAGCAGGAGGACCACCACCACCACCACCAGCAATAAAGTCTATTTTGGTGTGATGTGGACCCGATTCGTCACCAAATGGGTGTGTAGACTGACCCATCCACGGGTTCTTCCGCGTCGGTGGCTGCAGTGTGTGAAAACTATGGTGTGATGTGTTTATAAATTGCCCAGTGGAAGGAGTATATTGATATACATTAATCATAGTTTCACCTGCACGAGTTTTGCGAACTTGAACTGCAGTATTATTATTACCAGTTAAACGTTGAATTTCCACCTCATAATTCCTAGTTAAATCATTAATATTCCTATTCCTACCTGGCTCAGCTAAGTTTAATACTCCCCTTCTATCCCGTATATTATTATAATCTCTAATACTAACAATAATTGCATTAATAATATTCCAAAATTCGCCATAAACTTCCACAGAAGATGGTGGTGGTTGAGGAGTACGCGGTGGCCGGGTCGGCGGTGCACTAAATGGTCCTGGTGCTGGTGGTCCTGGTGGTGGTCCTGGTGGTCCACCTCTTCCTGGTCCACCTCTCCCCATCATACCACCGTGAATAACTTTTTCATTTAACTCACCATTAATTTCAATAATTTGCACTAAATTATATGTTTTTCCATCAACATCTATTTGTCTGTCTATGTTATTATCTGCAATTAAAGCATTAGTAATATTAGCATCTTTTACTAAAGTAATAGACCCCATTAACGGTTCAGAATTATTCTCCATATATTAATTATATATTTTTTCCGAAAGAATAATATATATTTTGCCAAAACAACTTAAAGCCTGTGGACCCGTTTCTTTAAGTTACTTTAAGGATAATATCTATTTTTGGGATTTTCTTGTTTCATGAAAGTGTTCGAGAAATCCAAAA